GGACAGGAGGAAGTGTAAACGTAGTTGTAACAACGACTACTGGCACTGAAACCGTAGGAATTGAGACAACATTTACTGGCGTTTCAACAACGGTCAACTCAAAAACTTATTACTTTGGTCAAACTTTCAATAGTGGTCTTGCACAACCAGAAATTCAAGAATATTCTGGCGAAATCATTTATGTTGACAATAGACCAGAAGTAACAAGAGCTACAAACCAAAGAGAAGATATCAAAATTGTATTAGAATTCTGATCCGATGCCACAAAACACTAACCTCAACACCAATCCATATTATGATGACTTTGATCAAGCGAAGAATTATAATAGGGTGCTCTTCAAACCTGGTGTTCCAATCCAGGCTAGAGAACTAACAACTCTACAGTCAATTCTTCAAGATCAGGTTGAGAAGTTTGGTAAGCATTTTTTCAAGGAAGGATCAGTAGTAATTCCTGGTTCTATTGCATATGATGATAGATATTATGCAGTAAAATTAGAACCAACTTTCTTTGGAATATCAGTTGAAAATTACTATGATCAATTGATTGG